ATAATAAATAAAACTTATATAAAAGCATATAATTATAAATATTTTAAATAATAAATAAAACTTATATAAAAGCATATAATTAAAAATTTTAAATATTTTAAATAATAAATAAAACCCACCAGGGCCCCCAATATTTTTAATAAAATTTTATTAAATGTTTTTTTTATTCGGAATTTATTTGTATACGCGCCCACTCTTTTATATAAGGGTTAATTAAAAAATATTTTAAAATAAATTAAAAATAAATCATGAAACGCTATTTTTATTTAATTAATAAGTGTATATTTACATATGGCAAAAAAAATCATTAATATAGAGTATGTTAATATTTTGTTAAAGTTTTGCTGAAATTAAATAAATCAAAAATTATGAATTTATCAACGAGAACAGAAATCAGAATCGCTTCCAAGAATTCAATCAATTTCAAGGTGAAAGTCAATAAAACCGTTTTTACCAAGAAAACCCTTGAGGATGGGAAATTATTTTTCGAAATGAAAAATTTAGAGGACCCAAAAAATCCCAGAAAAAGCCACATCGTGGAAAGTGAATCCAAATTTATAACCTTAATTATGAATAAGGTTTATTACCAAACCGAAAAAGGATTTAAAAATAATGTGAGCGTTTTATTAAGAACCCCCATAGCCGAATTAGAAAATGGCGAAGTGGTCGTTGAGGAAAAGCCTAAGGCCAAGCCAAAGGCTAAGGCGGCACCTAAGGCCAAAGCCAAGCCTAAAGCCAAAAAATAATTAAATTAAAAATTAAAAATTAAAAATTATGAGTTTAAAAGCAGTAACCAAAGCCAAGCGCACATTGACTTACGAAGAGCAGAAGGACATATTAGACTCCTGTTTTACATGCGCTGAGAGCGTTGACATTCAAGAAGATTTTTGTATACGTTATCAGAGTGGGATCTATGAATACTTCACAGCAGCAAATATAAACACCTTACCCAAATTGCTGGTGCCCTACGATTCCGATATGTGTAATGTGACGGGAAACATGAATTATACCGAGCACTTCAAGGGGCTGCATGGGGAATTCCAATAGGGCTTGAGGCCAAAAAATAATTAATACGGAAACGCTAGGCGGGGAAACCTGCTTAGCGTTTACCTTTACACTATCGCGGGGAATTTTCCAAAACTAGAAAAACCGAGATCAGTAATAGTATATCCGGGGGAATTTTCCAAAACTAGAAAAACCGAGATTAGTAATAATATCCCCAGGGGAGTTTTGCATTTTTAGAAAAACTCACCCAGGAAATTTTCCAACTCTGCAAAAACCGATTATGAAAAAGCAAAACCTTGAATCAAGAAATTTTAGTAAATTAGCTGCACAATATAATACACACAAAAATGCCTAAAGAAGAAAAACAAGAGGAGAAAGTAATAAAACCACAGGAAGGCTTCCAAGAAAAATTCCTATCAAGCAGCGCAGACATTGTTATTGGCGGGTCAGCTGCAGGCGTAGGTAAGACCTATGCCCTATTAATGGAGTTCCTAAGACATTCTGATTTAGCAAGTTGGGGAGGTGTAATATTTAGAAGAACAAGCCCACAAATAAAACTAGAGGGTGGTTTATGGGACACATCAATGGAAGTGTACCCAAATTTAGGTGCAGTGCCAAGAGAGTCATCAATGGAATGGCTATTTCCTTCAGGTGCGAGACTTAAATTCTCACACCTAGAATATGAAAAAAATGTATTGGATTGGCAAGGCGCACAAGTCCCATTTATAGGATTTGATGAGTTAACCCACTTTAGTGAAAGAATGTTCTTTTATCTGCTATCTAGAAACAGGAGCACGTCAGGTGTGAAACCTTACGTAAGAGCAACATGCAATCCAGACCCTGAATCATGGGTTGCACAACTAGTTTCATGGTGGATAGACCAAGACACAGGTTACCCTATGCAGCAAAGAGATGGCATAGTTAGATACTTTATTAGATATGGAGAGGCCTACATTTGGGGTGACTCTGAGCAAGAAGTTATTGATAAGTCTGGTGGTTTTCTACAAGCACTAGTCGAGAAGTCAGGTTTAAAGCCACAGGACTTCATAAAGTCACTAACTTTCATATCAGGCAGCATATACCAGAATCAGGAGCTACTTAAAGTCAACCCAGCATATCTAGCGAATCTATTGAGTCAAGATGAAGCGACTAGAAGATCTCTATTAGAGTCTAACTGGAAGTATCTAGAGACTGATCAGGACATCTTTGGCTTTGAGCAGTTTTTATCTATGTTTGATTTAGGTAAAAGTGTAAGAACTAATAAAAATAGGATTGTAGCTGACATAGCTTTGCAAGGTTCTAACAAACTAATAATATCATATTTTGAAGGACTTAGTCTAGAAGACATAGAGATAGTACCTAAATCAAATGGTAAGCAAGTTCTTGATGCTATAATAAAAATGGCCAGCCGTTATGGAGTGCCAAACTCAAGAATACTGTTTGACGCTGATGGTGTTGGTGGTTACATAGATGGCTTTTTACCTGGTGCTATATCATTTCATGGTAATGCGCAGCCACTTAAGATTTTTGATGGTACACTACAGAAAAACATTGTAGAGAATTATCAAAACCTCAAAACTCAGCTTATATATAAATGCGGACAGGCATCAAATGAAGGCAGGTTAGGTGTTTCTCCTAGGGTTTCCAAGATGAAATATGATAAATCTACCTCTATAAGAGACAGAATGGTGCATGAGAGAAAAGCGTTTAAGAAGGACAAAGTAGATCACGATGGTAAGCTTAAGGTTATACCTAAACAGGATATGAAGCAGATACTGCTAGGAGAATCACCAGATATTATGGACACAGTCTTTATGAATATGTGGTTTGAGATACACGCCAATGCGAGAGAATATGGTATGACAGAAGAAGAAAGTGTAGAATTGGATTATTAGATTAGCATTCTTGGTGTTTTACATAGCCTTATTGGAAAATATTCTGTAGATTTACACCCATATATTATCTATACAAAAATCATGGCATATAATTTAAAAGAAATTAAAGCTGAGTTGGCAGAAGATCCTAAAAAGGCTGTTGCTAATTTGCGTAGAGAGACCAAGTCTAGGACCGATATAGAAAGTTACATTACTGAATACAAAGAAGACAAAAGAAATAAAAGGCCCAGCCAAGTAGATAGGATTCAAAAAGACAAAGGCCAAAACAAAGCTGTACGCATACACCTCAACCATGCTTTAAACATAGTTGAAACACTATCAGCATTTGTTTGTGGTAGGCCAGTTAACTTGATACCCTCTGTAGAAGGTAAACTGCACAACTTAGTTAAGCAGCTATGGAGAGTAAATAGAATGGACTCCAAGGTGTTAAGAGCGCTTATGATTAAAATGTCTGAGACTCAGTCTGCCGTGCATTTCTACATAGTTCCAATTAAAAAGACATCTGTACTTAACAAAGTGCTTAAGCAGTTAGGACTAGGTTCACAGAAAAGAGAAATAAAAGCAAAAGTACTTGATAATGAGTCTGGCACTATGACACCTATTTTTGATTCTTACGGGGACATGATACTGTTCATGTGGGAATACACAGTTACAATAGGCACAAAGGCGGTAAAAAACATACAGTTGTGGGACGCTGAGGATTATTACAGTTTATCAGATGGTATAGGTGCAATGGAACTAGTAGAGCCAGTTAAGAAACACGGATTCGATAGAATCCCTATTGTATATGATGAGCAGTACTTACCTGAGTGGTATCAAGTTAAAAGCTCTATAGATAGGCACGAAGTTGCACTATCTAAACTGGGAGATTCTACAGACTATTCTGGCCACCCAATACTAGTCACAACTGGTAAGGTAAACAATTTACCAACTAAGAATGAAACAGGAAAGCATTTCAATATACCTCTTAAATATGATGACGATGGTAAAGAGATAACAGGGAAAGTTAGTTTCTTAGAAGCAAACAATGCCCCTGACTTAAATAGACTTGAAATTGATAAGTTAGAAGATGCCATATCGCACGGCTCAGGTGTCCCTAACCTTTCACTGGATAAGCTTAAAGCCCTTGGTAATGTTGCTGAGAAGACAGTTAAATTGATGTTCTTAGGTACAGAGCTTAAAGCTGAGATGAGGAGAAGCGAAACTAGAACTTTTATAGATAGGTGTATAAATGTTATCGTTAGTGGAGTAGTTACAACTACCAATACATCTTTAAAGGAAGAAGGTTCTGGACTGTACTACGATATAATATTTAATTCTATACTCCCTAACGATGTAAACGAAAGAGTTAATGTTGCAACTAAAGCAGTCAACTCAGGTTTAATGAGTAAAAAAACAGGTGTCTCTATAATAGATCTTGCTGATGATATCACAGAAGAGATCTCAATGATCGACAAAGAAAAAGAAGAGAGAAACACCAATAAAAAATCCGGTGAAGGTGGGGTTGACCCAAACAACCCTGGCAACCCAAGAGAGTCAAACAATGACTTATAGAGGAAAATAGCCATAAAAAACCAAGGTATATTCAAATAATTTTGTATATTTACCTCGTAAATGATTGAACCTCCCAATTTGATTATTTTTTGTCTTGATTTTTGTGCCAGAAAGCCTCTAATTTTACATTAGGGGCTTTTTAGTGAAATTTATTGAAAATAAAATGTTTTTTTGCCATTTTATTGAATAATTCCTTGTAGTTTAGCTTTACGATTAATAAACATAAATAATTTCAAGACATGGCAGTAGAAAAAGCTAGGGTGGTAGCAAGAATTAAGGAGTTGTTTCCTAAATTAAACCTATCACAGAAGAGGATGGACGCTTTGGCGGACAAACTTGCACAAAAGCCAGCTGATGACGCAGAAGATGCGGCAGTAGACGAAGCAGTAAATAGTTTCAACGAGGTTATGCCTTTCACTGAAATAGCTAAGACCGACGACAGGAATAGACAATTTGAGTTGGAAAAAGCTAAGAAGTTAAAAACAAAAACTGGTAAGAAACAGGGTACTGCTGATCCAGATGAAGACGACGAAGATGATGACCCAGATGAATTCGATGCTGACACTCCAAAGTGGGCGAGAGCCATGGCTAAGAATTTAGGTGGGCTCTCTCAGAAAATGTCTGATTTTGAAGCCGGCAAGCAAACTGAAACTAAGAGGACAACAGCAAACAAAGCTTTTGAGAAATCTGAAGTTTTGAAAGGCCTTAAACCTCAGACTAAAGAACGTTGGCTGTCTAGAATTAATCTAGATAGTGACGAAACTTTTGACACTCAGATTACTGACTTAGAAGCGGAGTACTCTGAACTTGTACAGCAAAATGCTGACAAAGTAGATGTAGGTGGGCAAGCTGGCAACGGAAAACCTGCCAAAGTCTCGCAAGAGGAAGTTGACGGAGTTATTGATGGAATGAAAGTATAATTTTTTTTAACCTTAAAATCTTTAAACCATGAGTGGAATTACCACAGATTTAAACGATCAGAGTGTAGCCGCTTACAAAACGGGAAATGACGGCATAGTAGTTGTAGCAGTCCTAGAAGCAATTCCAGGAGGAAAAACACTAGATGTAACCAATTTTTCTCCTGAAGTAATTCAAGAAGGCCACATTGTTATCGAGAAAACTAGTAATGGCTATTTATTGCCAATGCCAGTTTCTGGTGAAGCCTATGCTTCACTACCCGCCGGACATACCTATAAAGGGCATGTTATTTCTACCACCTTGACATCAAAACCAATGGTCGGTATTATGATCCGAGGAACTTTAAATTATAAGGCTGCGCCTTACGATATGAGTTCCATACTAGCCGCAGTGCGCACTGCTAGTCCACTAATCACTTACATGAAAAACTAAAACTTAAACCATGAACGAATCACTATTTATTCAGTTTGCCAATTGGTTTAAATCCATAGCAGATACTGTAAACGAAAGGGTTAACGGTAAGAAGACCGCTTTGACATATATGTACAAAGACATGCTTACCGAGGAGTTAAGTGTGGACCTTAAATGGAACACATTACAAGTGAATTCAAATATTGTTGCTGCTGATGTAGTCTCAATGGATTCACCAGCGTCTCTAAAGAGGAGAGATTCTTTTGGAAAAGCTTCAGGTGATATTGCAAAATTATCCATGAAGTTTAAAATGTCCGAAAAGAATTTATCTGATATTGATGTTCTCCAGAACAGAAACATTGAAACCAGAATGATTGTAGATAAGATCTTCAATGATGAGGTTAGAGCGACAATGGGTGTACACGAAAAACTAGAATACATATTCTTAAAAGGATTTTCTAGTGGTGTTACAGTAATTGACGACGAGAACAACGTAGGCTCAGGCATTAGAATTGATTATGGCTACAAAGCCAGTAATTCTTTTGGAGTTACAGATAGATGGTCAGATAGGTTGAATGCCACTCCTATGGATGATCTAAAGAGAGTTATTAAAGAAGCTAAATCCGAAGGTATTAGACCTAGGTTTTTATACATGGATGAAGGCACATTTGATAATTTGGCAGCCAATAAACAGACTAGAGAGCAATACGCTTTTTCTATGAACTTTGTAGGCTCAACAATTCCAGTACCAGATGAGGAGCAGGTTCAAGGGTTACTCCAACGAAGACTAGGTCTTACTATTATGCTGGTTGACAGAACTGTTACTGTTGAAAGAGATGGTACGCGAACAGTAATATCTCCCTGGGAATCTGGAAACATTGTTCTTACTGAGACAAGCAACGTAGGTAAATTAATGTATGGTATTCTTGCTGAAGAGACTAGACAATCTCCTAAAGCTGTATACGCAAAATCAGGTAACTTTATTCTATTGAAAAAATGGAGCACTGATGAACCTTTTGCTGAGTTCACTTCCTCACAAGCTTTAGCTATACCTGTAATTGACAATGTAGATTCTATATTCCTCATTAATACAGAAGAGGCAACTGCTGGAGATGATGAGCAAACAGAAGGTGACGCAGCATACACTTACGAGAGTACAACATACACTAAGCAATCTGTTGTTGATGGTATTAATTCTGCAAGAACTGTAGATACAACTATAGCAAAAGCTGTAATAACTAACTTAGACTCTACACTAGCTAATAAGATAGACAGCCTATCAGATGAAGGTGTTGAGTTGTTTGAAGCTGAACTAACAGCAGCAGTGTAACCTGAAATATATGTATAGCCAAGAAGCTTTAACTATATTAGAAAATAGAATAGGTTGGGACCAACCTTTAGATGCAAACAGTGATGTGGTTTTAAATGAAACCACGTCTACTGGAGCATCAGCTAGGGAGTTTACTAACTTTCACCAATTATGTTCTGTTGAAAACATATATGCTGCAGTCGCTGCAGTAGATATGGATATGGCTGAGTTTAATGCTTATCTTATTTCAGTTAGATCCCAGGCAGTAGTAGCAGTGTTGAATGAAGCTTTAGAGAAACGTGTTGAGTATGAGTATGATAATGACTACTCAGATTTAATTATTACTAGGGCTCCAATATTCGATGATGCTATTGGCTACACTGTGGCTATAAGAATGCTAGAATTATTTGTATCTTCAAATAGAAGAAATTTAACAGAACGTAATTCTTCTCTATCCTACCAAAACCTTAAAGTGGAATTGGAGGGAGCTAAGAATGACGCCGGATTTTATGTTGCAAAAGGAATATTGGTTAAAAGATACTACTCAATAAGAAGTATAAGTAGAGCAGTATTTATAGGGCCAACAGCAATAACCGGATCAACAGGGTGGGTGTGACATGATATATACTATAGATAATCCAAAAGGAATTGACCTGGTTGCCAGAAAGCTGCAAAAACAGCTGCATGACAAACTAGAGTGGGATGAGCTAAATGTATTTGGAATAGCCGAAAAGAATTTCGATAAGAAAGGAAGCCCAGTTTTAGAAAGCTACTTAGGTAGTAGTGAATACCGAGATGTTCTTCTAAATGACGATACCAAAGGTTCTATATTTATGATAGACGATGAGGACCACGTAAGTGATGAGGGTATTAGATTTACCACAGACCTCAGAGTCGTATTCATATTAGATCTAGGAAAAATATTTCCTGATCAAGGCCAAAGGCCTAAGCGAGAAGCTGAGATAAAAGCCATAAGATTGCTTAGAGAAACCCATATATTCGGTGCCCCAACTTTAAAGGCGGGAGTTCAGAATTCATTAGGTGACTTTTTTTACAGAGATCTACTTGCTTTTGACATGCACCCATACTACACATTCTCTGTGGTGGGTAAAGTAAATTACAATGTAAGTTGTATAAACAATTAACTAATTAAAAACAATAATCATGAGTAAAACATATTCAGATATTTGTTCATCAGACGAAAACCCAAAGAAAAACACGGGTTTTAAGGACAACTGTATAGAATCTAAGCTATCAATCCCAGTTATTTCAAATGGGTTTGCCTTTGACGATATAGCAGACTTCAAAGATGTAGCATCTTGGAGAGCAGCAATTGCAGCTAAATCTATAGTGCCTCTTTTCCCAGTTTACGAACTTGCTGACGCTTCTACGGAAGATACGCTTTTTGAGAGTGGAAACTTCTCTAAAGTCACATCAAAAGGAACTGAGATTATAACTTTTGAATGCTACCTTAGTGTTGCAGCGTATGCAGCTCTTAAGTCGTACGAAGAGTTAGGAAACTATGGCGAGCTGTTTGAGTTCAACGAAGAAGGAGACTACTCCGGTATTTTTGCTTCTGATGGAACAAAAGTAAAAGGGCGTAAGATAACCTCTATGGAAGTAACTAGAATCAGAGCAACCAAAGAAAAAGTTCCTTTTGTTAGAGGTAGAATAGTATTCTCTGACAAAGATGACGTATTGGGCGCGGTTTTAGTGGAAAGTGATCTTGAAGATGGTAACCTACAAGGAATTTTTGACTTAGACTTGGAGAGTGTATCAAGTTCATCTTCTTCAATTAAGTTTAAGGTTAAAAGTGGTGGCACACTAGTTAACTCCCTAGAAGATGGAGATCTATTGGTGAAGGACTCAGCTGGTGATACTCAAGTTATTTCAACTGTGACACCTGGTGCAGACGGCATTTACGAGGTGACAGGGACTGGTTTCGAAACAGGATCCACACTTGAAATAAATGGTGTGATAACTCAGAGCACTATAATTTTTGAAGGTGTTGAACCAATGCCAATAACTATAACTGTGTAATTATGGCTTCTGAAAAAAAACAGTACAAGCAGATAACTTTTGCAAAGGGCTATAGTAAGTCCTTTGCAGATTTTACAGAGGAATTTTCTGGCACGCATGTATTTAAAAGCATGCAACCTGGTGTGAGAGAATTAGAACTTAAACGAGCTTATAAAATAGCAGTAAAAGATGGCAACTCTAAGAAGTCAGTTGGAAAGAGTAAAAAGCATGTCTATAGGGCGTCTGACAAAGCAGATATTTGACTTCATAAGAGTTAATGAACAGAACCTTGTTGATATTGAGAAAAAGAGAATTTCTGTAGAAAGTAAAGATATTCTAGGAAGTCCAATCGGCTTTTATTCTGCCAAAACAGAAGATATTAGTGGAGGTAGGAAAAAAGAAGGTGAGCCATTCACAGGAAAAGACTCTGGTGATTGGTTTAAAGGATTTTATGTTGAAATAAAAGGTGATACCTTTACATTTGGCTCAAGCGATCCTAAGAGTAGTTCTATTTTAAGAAGTGAATCTTGGTTATCTGATAAACTTTTTGGTTTAACAGATAAAGAATTGGAAGAGGTAGTATCTAATGAGATGCTACCTTTTTTCATTATAAGTGTTAGAAAAATGCTGGGAATATGATATACAACTCTTTGAACACAATTCCGTATAAGTTGTTTGTGGATATAGAAAAGACAGGGAAATGTTTTTTGCTGAATACAAACATAACGCGGGAATCAGATTTGTCAAAAGAAAAGTTAGATGAGCTAGTTAATCTATGGAATGTTTTATATGAAGTGCACCTAGGGAAGCACAGATCAGAAGAATCCAAAAAGATATTTAAGCTCTCTAAAAAAATAGACCACCTAATATCTTTAAGTAAAGTGATGGTAACTAGCTGCGATTGCCTTAGATTTGAATATAATCCTGAAATACACAGCATTGTTACAGATAATGGTTTTAAATTAGCTACAAATTCTACAGAAGCCTACTATAAAAGCATAGACAGGATAGAAAGAGAATCAAACAATTTTGTAGTACAGGCAGAGTATTACAAAAAGATGTTACCAGAAAGAAAAGAAAGTGAAGATAGTAAAGATAGTAAAGAGGATGAGTTTACTATTGATGATGTTCTAGCTTCATACTGTGCTATACTAGGACTCAATATTGGGGACTTCAACACGTTAACCTATAATCAGTATTTTGCGTACCAAATGCAAGTTGAAAACAAGATAAATTCTATTAAAAAACAAAACTCAGAAGCTAATGGCAAAAAATGATGGAATAATAACTAGGAAAGATGTCATATCTGATGATGCTTTAAACTGGGGTAAAGACTACCAAAAAAATATACAAAATGCCATTAAAGCTAACCAAGAGCTTGTCGACTCTGTTAAAATACTTAATGCTGAGAGTAAAAAATTAAAATCTTCTGACAGCCAAAAACAGTACATAGCAGCTAAAAACGCAGAGAAGCTAGCAACACAGAAAGCAATTGAGTCTCTAAAAAAACAAGAAGTTGCAGAATTATCAGCAAACAAAATAAAAGTGTCTTCTATTAAGGCATCAGAAGCAGCAAGGAAAGCTAAAGAAGCACAGACAGCATCTCAGAACAGGGCAACTAAAGCTAAGCAGAAATCAACTAGATTAACACAAGCAGAGAAAGTAGCACAACAAGAAGCCACAAAAACTTCTGCGCTTAGCGCAAAGGCTAATGGCGCATTAACTTCTACATACAGTACTTTAAACGCAAAGAGAGCTGTTGCAGCTAAAAGGTTGGCAGATCTACTTTCAGCGGAAAAAAGAAATTCTGGCCAAATAAAAAGGGCCCAGAAGGAGTACAATAAACTAGATCTAAGAGTAAAAGCTGTTGATAGGTCTTTAAAGAACTATGCAAACACTGTGCGTGGCACTGGCTCAGCACTAAGAGGCTTAAATGGCTTTCTTAGACAAGTGTTAACGACAATAGGTTTAATGTCAGGGTTAGCTCTAATAGGCCAAGTATTTAGAGATATATTTAACACAATAGTAGAATTTGATAAGCAGCTTATAGCCGTAGGTAAAACAACTAACATTGCAGGCCAAGACCTAAAGGATCTAGGTGTAGATGTTATAGACTTAGGAGATAAGCTAAATGGTGTATCTATACAAGGACTACTGAACACAGCTGAAGTAGCAGGCCAACTGGGTGTGGAGGGATCAAAAAACATATTAGCTTTTTCTGAAGCTGTTGAGAAGCTTAAACTGACGTCAGATATAGTCTCACGTGGTCAGGTTCAGAACTTAGCTAAGTTTGTTGAAGTTTCACAAGATGGTTTTGAAAACGTAGACAGACTAGCCTCTGTGATAACTGATCTAGGTAACAACTTCGCAACAACAGAAGCACAAATACTTGCAAACTCTACAGAAATACAAAAAGGTGTGTCTCTATATAGTGCATCAGCAGAAGCTGTTTTAGGATTGGGTGCGGCTACATCTGCACTTGGCGCGCAAGCTGAGGCATCTAGGTCAGCAATACAGTTAACATTTAAAGCAGTGGATAATGCTGTTGTATCAGGTGAAGGGCTAGAAAAAATACTGTCACTAACAAACTTCACACAGAAAGAATTATCAAGGCAGTTCCAAAAGGATGCAACTGTTGTATTCAAAAAGTTTGTTGAGGGCTTAAAAGATGCAAAAGACGGAGGAGAAAACCTAAATGCCGTACTACAAGAAGTGGGCATAAATCAAATAAGAACTACTGCAGTTGTCGGTGCGCTAGCTTCAAACTATGGTGTGTTAGAAGAAGCATTGCAAAGATCTTCCAATGAGTACAGAGAAAATATAGCTTTAAATGCTGAGGTTGAAGCTGCAACTAAAAGTATATCTTCTATAATTGGAGATATAACAGATAAATGGGCGACTTACATATTAGAAGTTAATCAAGCTAACCAAGGCACAAGAAAAATAGTGCAAGCGCTAATATATCTTAGAGATAACTTCGCTGAACTAATAACCAACATACTAAAGTACTCAGCTGTTCTATTTACATATATAGTAGTTACAAAAGCCTTCACATTGGCAACAACTCTTTTAGCTGCTATAAAAACTGCTGCCACTGCTGCAGAGCTTAGCTTTGCTTTAGCTACAGGTATAGGTAGAGCAGCTGTGTTAAAGCAAGCAATAGCTGTTAGAGCAGCAACAACAGCGCAATCCAGGTTTAACATGGTTATGACTGCAACACCTTGGGGTGTTGTGCTAGCTGCCATAGCTGCAGTAGTAGTTGCATACAAAGTGTTCAATGAAGAATTGTCTGAAAGTGAAATGATTCTAAAACTTATAAATATGAGGTTAGAAGGGTTTTCAAGAGCGGAGATTGGGTACAATAAAAGTAGAGATGAGTCCAGAGAAAAGAGTTTTGCATTGATAGAAAAAGAGATGAGGTTGAGAGCAGCTCAAGGGGAATCCTATGAAAAGCTTGACGAGGAAGAAATAGAGCGTAAAAAAGCAGTTGTACAGGCGCAAGTAGATGCCATAAACATTATAAAAGTTGCTGAGTTTGCTAGAGCAGGTACACAAATTGCGTCAAGTAAAGCAATAATAGAAGCATTGCGCGCTGAAGCCGCGGAAGTAAAAAGGCTAAAAAAGGAAAATAGGGAAGGTAATAGTGGACTTAGTTATAACAACGAAGGTAGAAGTGTAGAAACAATAGAGGATTTACTAGCTGAAGAGAAAAAAAAGCAGGCTATAACAATAGCAGTGTTTAATGAGAATAAAGAATTTACGTTAAATGAAATAAAAAAATTAAATAAAATACTTTTTGGCTTAGCTGAAGATAGGATAGTTAATGCAGCTAAAATTGAAACTGAAGCTAATAAACTATCACTCAAAGAACGGCGTGAATTAATGAAAGCTCTTTTTGAGCTGAGACAGAAATTAGATGAAGACCTATTTAATCTCAATCAGTTTAGATTGCAGAGAGAGTCTGATGTAAACGAGGAAATTTTAGAGAATGAGAAAAGTTCCTTGGATGAAAAATTAGACGCACAAGAGAATTCTAATGAGGCCATATCCACTAAACTTAGAGATGAGTTGGAGTATAGATTGAGTTTACTGGGCACATACAATGAAGACACAGGTAAGTTAATTAGAGAGCTAAGTGATGAAGAGATTGAAGATATTGTATTAACTGGTAAAACTAGAGAGAAATTAACTGATGAGCAGACACTGCTATATGAGAAGTATCAACGTGCTTTAACTGTTATGGCTATAACTGAAGAAAAGCAAAGACAGAAAGTGCTAGACGATGAAATAGACAAACTTAAGGAATTAACTGATGCTAGGTTGCAGTTAACTACTAATGAAGCTAACCAGGAAGGTATAGAAGAGAATGATAGATTTAGAGATGAGTTAGAATCTGCAGAGGGTAATTTCTTTAAGATACAAGATGCCAGAGCTAGACATGAGCAACGTGTTTTCGCTATACAGAAGAAGTATGCATTGATGGGATTAGGGTTACAGATTTTAGCTTTAGATAAACAGCTAGAAAACAATGATGCCAAAGAAGAAGGTGAGCAGGTAAGTGCAGAAAAAAGAGCCGAAATGGTTGCTGACTTAGAGCAGTTTAAAAAGGACAAATCAGATATAGAAACTGAGAACTACTTAGTTAATGCAGAAAGCAAAGCTTTAGCAGAACAAAGATTTGTTGAAGATGTTGAAAGATTAGCCTTGCAATTAGCTGGAGCGCTATCAGCTTTTGGAGATGCAATGTTTGAAGCAAAAATCCAAAAGTTAGACGATGAGCTTGCTAGACAGGATGAGTATTACTCACAGCAATTAGAAATGGCTGAAGGTGATGCTGACCAAATAAGAAGAATAAAGCTGCAGCAAGAAAAAGACAGGAAAATACTAGAGGCAGAAAAGCGTAAAGCTCAAATAGAACAGGCAAAACTAAATAAAGCTTTTGCTTTAGCTGATATAGCCTTTAATACAACTAAAGCAGTAATGGCTGTTGCATCAACTGGTGGGGGTACATACTATGCTGATTTTGGTATATCTGCTGGTGTTTTAACCGCACTAACAATAGCACTAGGTACAGCACAAGCTGCAACTGTGTTAGCAACGCCTATACCTAAATATAGATATGGTAGAGAAGATGGGCCAGCAGAAAAAGCTATGGTTGGAGATGCTTACGTAAAAGAAGTAATATCAGAAAGCGATGGTAGCAATCCAAGGTTAACACCTTCAAGACCAACTGTGGTAGCACTAAAAGAAAATGAAAGAGTTTCAAGCTCTGTAGAGGATTACCACAGCTTTATGAGAGAAATGACAGACCAAGGCATCCAAACAAGTGGAGTAAAGACCATGGAATACACAACTAATCAAACATACACTAGTAAGTATGACAAAGATATGTTGTCAGAACTAAAAAAGAACACAAAAGCAGTTGAAAATAACAAGAATAGTATTATATTTAGAGAATCTAAAATAGATATTGACCACAAAGTGTGGGCAAGCAAAAATATTTACTGGAATTAATGGGAAGCATAAATCCAACATTAGATAATAGAGTAAGATTCGTGCTAAAAAACGAAAACCTTGAGCCATTAACAATAACAGACCCAATAGGGTGGGAAGAGGACGACAAAGAATACACAAAGGTAAGTAACTACGATGGCTTATTTACAAAATTTAGCAATAATCTTGAGTTTGTTGGGACAGGTGCGTCTTTTTTATCCCTAGTAGATGAATTGTACGGGGTTAAAGCTGAAGTGCTACTACTAAAGGAAGAAAAACACCCTAAGACAGATATTTGGACTAATGCCTACAAAACCCACTTAGATATTATGACCATAACTAGTAAAGATGGGGTAGTAAGCATAAAAGCAAATTCAGGTGGTTTAGAGAAAAATATTAAAGCTAGGAGAAATGAAGACGTAGAACTAGAAAGGAGAGAAACATTAAATGGTAAGCCCATTCCACCTCTAAGTATAGCACTATCTGAAATAAGAGGTAGAGAAGTATTCCTAGAAAGTTCATTGGAAATAGCAGATATATACAAAGATGAAAATCACCTGAGAATACGATCAAGAGATGGGTTTAGAATAGGCCGCCTTACTGTGCCTCTAGCAATCACATACATATCAGATGACTTAGTAAATGGTGTTTTTAGAGGCCAATACTCTGAAGGAAGCAGTTTACCTAATGGCTTAGCTGAAGCTGTATTCTATGGTGTTAATGATAGGGATAAGCGGCTAGATCTAGAGTTCTCATTGGATTTCATACTAAACGTAAGTGACTTATCCGCTAGTGGTGGCTTCCTAGGTGTTTACTTAGAGCACTACGAAAATGGAACAAGTTATGACTTAAAAGAGAGAAAAGAATTATACCTTGCGCCAGACATAGGCGCAGTTAATGGTTCTAGGATAGTTACTGGTTACAATGATTATATTGATTTATCAGAGGGTGAAAGCTTAGCTTTTGTTTGGATTGCTGGTGGATACTTTAGCGGAGGCATATTTAGCTCAAATGATTACATGTACATGAATTTTAATGTACAAGAAGCGTCATTAACTGTTAGAGAAGACAGTTCATACGGAACAACACAAACTAATGTAGTGCTACCGTTTGAAGCTTTGAATAGATTACTGTACATAGTAACTGGGAGAGATGATGCGCTATACTCAGAGGCTTTAGGTAGAACAGATATTGGGTACGAAAAAGACGGCATAGCTTCTCTTGTAGCAGTGGCTCACGGATTTTGGATTAGAGGCTTTGCTGACGGGGATGAATTATATAAAGGAATAACAACTTCTCTAAAAGATTTCCTAGAATCTTACTTAGCTGTTTTTAACTTAGGAATGGGCATAGAAACTAGAGGTTTTAAAGAAATTGTCCGCATAGAGCGCAAATCTTACTTCTACAATAGAAACACTACAATTAGATTAGGAAAAGAAATAGATGGCGTTTTTAACTACATAAAAGTTTCAGGAATAGAGGAGTCTAAAATACCAGAGTTGTTTTATTCTAGTGTTGAAGTCGGTTACGAAAAGCCTAAAGGCGATAGATTATATGAAGAAGCTGTGGGGCTTATAGAGCACAATGGGCTTAACACCTACACCACAAGTGTCGACAGTGGTGACAGCATCTTGAGGCTAGTTTCTAAATTCAGAGCAGATATTATGGCTGTGGAGTTTGCAAGAAGAAAGCCAAAACTGCTATTTCCTAAAGAAGATACCTCATACGATAAAGACTTAATTATGCTAGACTTAATACGCACAGAAACTGGTGTATTTAGATTTGCAACTTGGGAAGATCATTTTGAACAGCCACCTACTGGAATATACAGTCCAGAGACGGCAGGCAATTTAAGATTGTCTCCATTTAATATATTTTTGCGTAATAGTTCAATGGTATCTTCTGGGTTAACTAAATACCCTGATGATTACATAAGGTATGCTAGCTCAAGTGCAAACAGCAATTTAGGTACTAAGCTAATAGGTGGTGAACCATACGTAGAAAACCAACCAGATGGTATAATTAAAAATAGTGATTTAGACTCTCCCAGGTTTATACCTAAAAAATTAAAGTTTAAATTCCCTGTTAGTTTTGAATTATCTCAAAAAATGCAGGAAAAGTCAAATATATTAGGTAATTTAGTGCCAAATAATTATGGGTTAGTAGAATTACAAGATAGTAATGGATATTTATTGAAAGGATATTTAGAAAAGCTAAAACCTAACGGGGATGGCACATGGGAATTAAAACAGTACACTAACAATGGCTAAGAGTAAAATAGAGATAATATTTAACGGGGTTCCAGATATTGGTGCCAATATAACCATTGGTGATAATCTTAACCCACAGAGTTTAGAGGAAGTAGCTGTTGAGGTGAGGTCTAACCCATATAAATTCTCCACGCCATGGTATGATCAGTTTAATTCAAATGGAGAGCCAGATCCTAGAGATAGATGGTTTGGTAACTCAGCTCTGTATTACGGTAGGGCATTTAGGTTAGATTACAATGGCTCAGATAGGTACAGGGTTGTTGATTACCCAAACGACGCAGGTACAGGAAGAGTTGTTATAACAGCACTTCAATCTAATGTTGTTTTTACGCATATAGCTAGCCCTGATACGGTTACTATAAACATAACAAATGAGAGTGAAACAGCGCCAATTGAAATAGAAAAGGTAGAACTTGTTGGTGCTGCTTCTGATTTTTGCGCTGAGGTTATTGCTAGAATAACAACTAATGTAGTTGTGGCTTCTGTTAATGGAGTAGATAATACTGATGGGGATAACCCAGTAGATGTACTCGTAAGTAGAGGTGTAAACTATAACATAGTACTTACTGCTGTTGATGGCAGCCAAACTTCTTATACCCCATTTGTACCAAAGCTGCTAGTTGAAAATGTAAGTGTTATAGTCAGCTCTTTTCCTAGTGGTTCCACAGCTAATATATCTGTGCATGGTTTAGGTTTAGGCTCATTTGATACTATACTTGAATTCTCTTTAGATAACCAAGGTTGGAAATCCAGCAATGCATTTGGCTCTCTAGCAGAGGGGGATTACACTGCTTATGTAAGAGATAAATATGGCTGCAAAGTACAAAAAGGATTTACAGTTAATGCTTACGAAGATGTTAGCTCAAGTTCTGCCTATGCACCACTACCTTCAAAAGCAAACAGCATAAGGTTTAAAAAGGATGTTGATTGGGAAAACTGCTCCCTCTATAAAACTGATGAAAACACACTCAGTTGTGAAGTTGATGTAGATTTACCTTACAGAGAAGTGCAGAGATTTCAGACTTGTGATTCAGAGACAACCCAAATAAGATCTAGCTTTAAGACAATAGAGGCTACAGTAACTGATTCTAACAGCCTGGTCACATCTTTATCTGTCACCAAACAAACTGACTTCATGAACAGAAAAGATAAGCGAGATGCTATAGCCTACAGTATAGGTAATGGCGAAACCGCAATTAGATTTGGGTCAGGAAGTACTTATGACTACTATAATGGCTCAGCTAATGGTACGTATATTTTGAATGGCTACCTTCCCACTTGGGCAGTAATTGGAAACTATGTTGTGTATGGAGGCACGTGGTTTATGATACAAAATATACTTTTTGATGAGTCCAAATCTTCTGAAATAGTGGTAATATACGAAACAAGCCAAGATCAAGAAGAAATTGTGGTAGTTAGCAGCCTATACAATATATTTAACTATGAAGTATATGAATTCACTATTGACTTCGCTAATTTTAATGGCAAGCAAATAACAGCTAAGATAAAAGAAACAGATAACAAGTATGCTGATGTTTCTTTTACTAGTGAATTAATGGATATTAAAGAAAGACACACAGGTACACTAGAATTATTGTACTTTAGCGAAGACAACACGGATATATTTTTTGGGACAGGAATAAAGTTTAAAATTAGAATACCCTATATATCTATGAGAGGGCTATCAGAGGGTGAAACAACAGTGCATAAAACTGATAGCAACGTAGTTATGCTAAGCACAATAAACTATGAAGGAGATGAGATTGTTTTTGAACCTATGAGCAAAGAGATGTGGCGTAAAGTAATGGTGGCTTTATCACACCCGTCTCTAACCATAAATGGGCAAGGCTACCTAAAAATGCCTGGGTCATTTAGTAGTGATGGGCCTTTAGATGATACTAATTTATATGCGTTAATAGCTAAGATGCTAAAAACTACAAATGTTAGTGGTAATTCAGGAGAAGGTAGAAATTATGTTGATGGAACAGAAAAAGAAATACCTGGAGCAATCTCTCCTGATGGTTCTGGTGGCTATGTTCAGTATTAATGTGTTAAAATATAAAAGATGAGTACACTAACAGAAATAACAAATAAATTAGCCACCCTAACTAATATATTTAATACCTTCATTGGAAAAGCCAAGACTACAGACGAATTAAGCCTTCAGTCACCAATTAATGCACTTGCTAAAATAAGGGTTTTCCTAGATGGAGAAAGCCAGTATGTTACTGCTGATCAGATAATGGGCACAGAAGGAGTCACAGGGCTAAACATAGTTGTATATAAAATAAATCTAGAAAGCCAACCAGATTCTATAGCAGGTTACATAAATAGCATGGATTCTTTAGAAGTAGCATTAGGAGTTATGCCTAAGTTTGAGTTTATAATAGCTGGAAGTAATGTTATACCTAGAGTTATAAGGTATCATATAATTGGTGTGCAACACGGTACATACGGAAATCAAGGAAGCAGAGTTTTAGGGTACGAAAATTTAGCTATAGAGTATGACAGTCACGAATTCATTAACAGATTAATTTTAGAAAATTTTGGGGAGGATGCAGATGGAAATCCCACTTATAATGGTGTAAAGGTAGATACCACGGTAGCTCAGAGAGATGTTTACGACGGTTTGGATAGTACAGACAACACCATATCACTAGCAGCAAACAGAGGTAAGGA